TTTCCTTCCTATAATTTTAAATTGTTTAAGCATACTTAATGGATAATATAGTTTAGCTAGTAAACATTCATCTTCTAAAACATAATACAAATTACTCCTTTGTTTCTTTTCAGAACCAAGCACCCCTTTTGTACATAAATACCTAACTAAATTTGAAATAACTTGCTGATCTATTCCGGCTATCTTTGTAATTTGCGAAGTAGTCATTTTGCCAACACCGATAATATCCTTTATTAACTTTAATAACTGATACCTTAAAATTTTATCACCATTCTTTAAAGTATATTCATGATATTTGTGCTGCTCATCTAACCGATCATACTTCATATAAATACCTCACAGATAATTAATAATAAAAATATTAAAATCCAAAGACATTCCTCTTTGTTGCTATCCATATAAATCTCCTTAACTTATATCAACGATTCTACCTACCCATTTTCCATCCTTTTTGTGCCATCCCTCAACGATTAATTGCCAATTTGCATCACGCAGATGGCTGATAGCATCACTATTTTCCATTTTCTTTACCCTAGCACTAATGTTGCTGTAGCTAGTTACTTGAAGGCCTACTGTATTGCCTTTACTGTCTATTGCTAGTATGTCTATAATACCAAACAAATCTTGTCTTATTTTAGCAAATGCGTTCCACCTTTCTACAATAGTAACTAATGGATAATCTCCACTATCTCGCAGTCTTTTTAGTGTTCTTTGTGTTGGACTGATTGCCATTTGCTTTTTCCTTTTTGTTGTTAAAAATCCTATCAAAATTATCAGCAAACTTTTTATTATCTGTTGGTCTGCGACTGCTTCCTTTACCCATTATTTATTTCCCTTATACAAGTTCTACCACGCCAATCAGTATAGTGTACATCTGCATAGGTAAATGCCTCTTGGCATGAGTTGAAAGAACCAGCATAAACATTTCCTGATGGCATACCACTTAAACTCACTAATAAAATAAATTCAATCATTATCTTCTCCTATAAAGGTTCTTGTATCTACTCCAACAAAGCCACAACTCTGCCCTTCTCTAATCGTATCAAAATCAAATTGACTTGGTGATACATGGTCAGGTGGTATATTGCTGTATTCTTTTAGTAAGCAACTCGCTGCTTTATGCTCTGAACAATTTTCTTTAAAATAAATCATGGCAGTAGGACAATCATTAAAATATCCTACAAATTCTAGATCATCATAATTACCACTTAAACTTACAGTTAATATAAATATTCCTTCAGCTAACATAATCTATCCTCCTATAAATTATCTAACACCCATTCCAACATTTCACTTTCTTTTCCATATGCTTCAACCCATTTTTTTGGACTTGTATGAAACCCATCTTTGCCTTGATGGTGATGGTGGCAAAGTGGTAAAACCATAAAGTGATTATTCTTCTGACCCATACCCATACCCTCCCTAATGTGATGTATGTTTGCAGGTGGTGCGTCAATAACATCATGGTATCTTTTGCAGATGCAACATCCAAACTCTGACATTTTATTAAGCCATTGTTTTTCATCTTTAGTTTTGGACTTCTTCTTCATTTGTTATTTCTTCATGTTGTTTAAAATATGTTTTATAACTTCTACAGTCCAACCATTACCTAACATCTTATACCGTTGTGTGTTAGATGCACCTTCGGTATAACCAACTGAAACAGTTTGTAATCGTTCACATTCTGTTGGTGTAAGTTTTCTAATTTTACCTTTTTTTAATGTAACTGAAGGAATATGACCTCCTCCACTAGCTGTTCTAATAGTTACGGATTTTCCGTAATGTGTTCTAGGTTCTTTTTCTTTAAATCCACCATAAATATTAGATAACATAGGCTCGGTTGCATCCTCATCCAATACATTTTTTAGTACCATACCTTTGTCTTTAGGTTGTGTAATATTTAATATATTAGTCCAATACAATCGAACTCTATTCTGTGCCGATACTAATGCACTATTAATCTTAATAGGTTTAACATTTAAATGCTCTGTGATAATGTCTTGATATTCTTGTTTCATTCTTACATTTTCTAATAAAAAATATTTAGGCTTTAATTCTTTTAACAATCTAACAAATTCAAAAAACAAAGCAGAACGAGAATCAGAAAAATTTAACTGTTTTCCTGCGAATGAAAATCCTTGACATGGCGAGCCACCCAATAATAAATCAATTTTTGGGAAGTCTGCAGCCGAAACTTTTGTTACATCTCCAACATGAATCGTATCAGGAAAGTTTTTTTGTGCTATTTGGATAGCATATTTGTCTATTTCACTTGCATAATACTTATCTACCTTAATTCCTAGTTCTTTTAAAGCGATCTGCCCACATGACATACCATCAAATAAACTTAATACATTCATAATTGTTCCTCATTTAATTTAAAGCCATATCCTCTTGCAAAATCTTTAACTTGTTCCAGGTACTCGTTAAATTCTTTTACATTTAATTTAGTAGTGCTACCAATAGTCGTTACCTTTAAATTTTTAATCTGCTTTTCTTCAGATAGTAATTTATATAATAACACTTCGTGCATCTCATCTTTAGACTTTAATCCAAAATAGTTTGCAAGTTCTGTAACCAATCGCCAGTAATATTCATTCTGGTCTAGCGACCTTGTAGATTTATATGGTGTTATCTTTACAGTCCAAAGTTGTTCTGGGTCTAATTCTTTTAATTTAGAAATCAATCCATCTAAATTATTTTTACCTAATGTAAAATTAATCATGCTTTGCTCCTAAACTTACTTAATATTTTTTCCATTTTAATTTTTAATTCTTTAGGCATTGGTGTGCTAACAGAGTTTTCTATTTTAGGTTGCTGTGCTGCTATCAACTCTTGGTTCTTATTCCTACAGATTAATATAATGTCATAAGGTGTCGGAGCTTTATTGGAGGTGCTAGTCCATTTATCAAATGATTGACTTACAATCTCAATAGGATAACTTTCTAGCTTATGCCACCAGACTCTTAATAAATTTTGATCTGCGTGTTTTCTATTATAAATTTCAAATAGAGTATTAAGCATTTCTTTAAATTGTAGCTTGTCTGTATTGTTCAAAACGATACCCCCTCATCTGGTTCGTCTAACCATCTTTTAGCATTTATCCATGTCGTGGGATAAGGTATAAATTTTCCATTATCTGCAAACCAATCCTTACTTTCTTTTTGCCATTTTAAAGTTTTTAATACAAGGTCAATATTAGGCTTATTCTTTATCCATGCTAATTCAGCTTTATGCTTATTAGTTTTTCTAGGATAATTATTCCAGAATAATTCAAACCCATTATCCACCTCTTCTCTACTCTTACTCTTCTCTTCTCTTACTCTTTCTCTTACTCTAGGCAACCGACCTGTTGCCGACTCGGCATCATCTTGTAAAACAAATGCTGACAATTGGTTTAACTGTTTGTTTATAAAAGATTTATCCTTTCTTAACCGATAAGAAATTTCATCAACTGATGGTAAAGTACCTTCTTTTTCTGATGCTAATAACCATAATTCTATAAGGGTTGCTTTGTTACTATCAGTTAAATTACTCCAATCAAAGTCATCTAAAATCTTCCGATAAAGTTTGATCCAAATAACATTTCTATCTGGTCGTAGTGGTGGTTGAAACTCTTGCCAATTTTTAATCTTAAACATTATTACCCCTTTGTATTGTAGTTATGCTTTTTCAACTTCTGCTTTAGCTGTAATAATAATTTTAGGTTTATCAGTTATGCCAAGTTTGGTCTTAATCATAAACACTCTAGCTGGTGGCAAGTCTGTGTCAGGGTTCTTTGAATAATGCTGAACTGCCTGTACAGATAGTCCAAGATGTTCTGCCATCTTTCTTCGGCTACCATCATATAATTTAATTGCTTCGTTATAGGTCATTTGTTTTCCTTTTTGGTAAATGCTTTATTGCATTTCTTATTAGAATATATCAAAGTAAAAATACTTGCAAGATAATTATTAAAACTATTTGTAAGAAGTTGTTGCTATTATTTTTTACATGAATTATTATAAGGTTGTAATTTTAACAAAGGAGAAACAAATGAGTTCATTACATAACGATTATTTAGAGCAGCAAGAAGATAACAGGCAAGAAGAAGGACATCAGAATTTTGTTCTTATTCAAGAATTTTCTAGGTTAGTTTTATCTGAAGGTCCTGCTTCAGTATTAGGACAAATGGATGATGAAGCTAGAGATGAATTAAAATTTATATTAAAAAGGGAGTGGTAATTATAATGAACACTTTGCAAAAAGAATTTCAAAAAGAAATAGAAAAAAATATTTATTATCAAGATACTGCTCATGAGCTTGTAGTTATTACTGTAGAAGAAACAGAAAACACAAAAATAACTTTGGAGCTTTATTTGCCAGATGGATTTGAAGAATCAAGTGATACATTTGGTGCAACTTGGGAAAAAGTATGGTATGGCAATATGCCTGGTGATTGGAATTGGGAAGAAGTTGATCCTGAAATTACTTTTGCAAGTCTTACCAAACAACAACAACAAAAAGCCAAAGAAATTTGGAAAAATTTATAAGGAGTGTAATTATGGATTGGTTACCTAGTTTATCAGATTCAGATTTAGCATTTATAATTGTCTTTTATATCTATTTATTAATTGGTTCTACAATTAGTTTTTTTGGAGTTCTAATTTACACAAAAATAGAAACAGGCAAATCATTTAAAAAAGTATTACAAGATTTTTAATCAAAGGAGAAATAAATGAAAGAATTAATTGCAATTCAAAAAGAACTTAAAGCACCAAAAGGTCAAATGAATAAATTTGGCAATTATAAATATAGAAGCTGCGAAGATATATTAGAAGCAGTTAAACCTTTACTGGCTAAACATAATGCTCTTCTTTTAATTACAGATGAAGTTAAAAGTGTTGGTGATAATATTTACATTGAAGCAACTGCGGTATTTCAAGTTGGTGAAAATGCTATCAGCGTTAAAGCTCAAGCAGGTATTAATCCAAATCGCAAAGGTATGGATATTGCCCAGTCCTACGGAGCATCCAGCAGTTATGCTCGGAAATATGCTTGTTGTGGTATTTTCCTTTTGGATGATACCAAAGATGCAGACTCAAAAGATAATACAGAAGAAAATAAACCAGCTTCCAAAGAGGATTTTGAAGATGCCAAACAAACTTTAAGGGAAGCTCATGAAATGGGTTCTTTAAAACAGGCTTACCATGAACTACCATCTGCATTAAAAACTCAATTAAGGGATTTTGCTAATGACCTCCGAGCATCTTAAAGATAATCGTAGGCATAATATTGTCACAGCCAGCCAGGCATGGTCGGCTGTGTACGATAGAAAAAAGCTATGGCGTGAAAAGACCTTTCGTGAGCCACCATTTGAAGGTAATGAAATGACTCAATGGGGAAACGACAACGAAGAAAATGCTTTGTTAGCTTTTGAAAAACACATGAATGATATATGTGAGAATGGCAATAAGTTAATAGTGCATCCAAATTTACCCATTGGTGCTTCAGCCGATGGTTTTCTTAATGAATTTGATATTAATGGAGTAAAGTTTAAGAACCCTGTTGAATTAAAATGCCCATTTTCACAAAAAATTTATCCAACAATACCAGATAGGTATTGGGTACAAATGCAGATACAGATTTTTGTAGCACAAGCAAATGGCTACAATGCGACTAAAGCACATTTTGTTGTATGGACTCCAGATGATTTTCATACAGAGTTGGTACAATATGATCAAGAATTTATTGACTGGTACATACCTAAAGCTGAAGAGTTTATTGGCTATGTACAAGACGATAAAGAACCACCTCGCTATAAGAGGAAACCAGAGTTTAATTTTAACAAAGGAGATTAAAATGGATAAAGATAATACTTACAGGGTAAGCACTATCAGTAATTACGATAATGATATACCTGTAATTGAAATGTACGCTGTAAAAAACGGATATATACTAGTTGATCAAGAAGGTGAAAAGTATGTTTCTTTTGATACCTGTGATATGTTAAAAACAATTGTAACAATTTTAAATAAATATTAAGGAGTAAATTATGAATTTTTTAAATCAAGGAATTACTAGCAGTATGTTACGAAGTATTCCTAAAAGTAAGGAAGGTAAGATATTAAAAACCTATGACTATGAAATCTTTAAAAGAATGAAAGGAAATAGAATCGTTAGTGATAGTCATGTAAACAATTTAGTAAAATCTATGAATGAAAAGTATATTCCACAGCCTATTACTGTTAATGAAAATATGGAAATTATTGATGGACAACACCGATTTGCAGCAGCGGAAAAATTAAACTTGCCTATTTATTATCAAGTTATTAATGGAGCTACAATTGGTGATGTTCAAAGATTAAACACAAATACAAAAGATTGGGCAAATTCTAATTACTTAAATATGTTTTGTGAGATAGAGTTTCAAGACTATTTAATCTTTAAGGAATTTATGGATGAATATCAGCTTCCATTAGAAACAACTATGAGTTTGCTTTTAGATGTACCTTCAATAAGAATCAATATTCGTAATGATTTTAAAACTGGTAATTTTAAAATTAAGAACTTATCTGTAGCAAAAAATAATGCAGACAGGATGTTACAAATAAAGCCGTATTATCAAGGATGGAATCGCAGAGCATTTGGGAGAGCTTTGTTATTGCTGTTTAAGTTTAAAGAGTATAACCATTCAGTATTTATTAAAAAATTAAAATACTGTTCACATATGCTTCAACATAAACTTAACGCATCAGCATATTTAGCAACTATAGAGGAGATTTACAATTTTAACAGCAAGACTGATTATATTTATTTAACTAGGAGAAAGTAAAATGGCACAAGAATATGATAACAAGAACACATGGGTTTTATTTAAGAACGATAAAGGTGACAATGAGAAAAGACCTGATTACACAGGAACTGAAGTAGATGAAAATGGTGTAGAACATAAGATTGCAGGTTGGATTCGTGAGTCCAAGACTGGTACGAAGTTTATATCAGGTACTAGACAACCGAAAGAAGATGCACCACAGCAATCAGCGCCAACTCAAAGCATTGAGGATATGAAAGATGATGTTCCTTTCTAACCTATTATTGGCTATTTCTTTGATAGTAATGTTTATTACAGCATTGCTATCTTGGATGTTTATTTGTATTTTTTTAATTACTAAAGGAGTTGAAAAATGCGTATATCAAAAGAAGAAAGATTAGGAAAGCAAGAGTTAAGGCTTTTAGAATATTTAGAAAATAACAGATCAATAAACCCAATAATGTCTTGGCAGGCATTAGGTATTTATCGTTTATCTGATGTAGTTTTTAAGTTAAGAAATAGAGGTTATGATATAGAAACTAAAAGAAAAACTGTTATGAATAAATGGCAAGAGAAAACTAGCTTTGCTGAATATAAATTAGAAAGGGCATCCTAGATGCCCATTTCTTTACTTGTTCATAACATACATTGTTACTTCAAAGCCAAAACGCATTTCTGTTGCTGCTGGTGTTGTCCACATAATAGTTCCTTATTTATGATTAATGAAATGTAACTTTTATTATTGTATCAAGAAACAAGATGTCAAATACATTAAAGGAGTATAAGTAAAATGCTTAAATGGATTCAGAATATTATTACAAAAGGGTTAGTGGTTTATTTGATTACCATTGCTGTTTGTTTTAAGATATGGGATATAGCGGTGGTGCATAATACTAATTATTTTAATTATGTGTGTAACATTAAAGGACAGTTGTTTGAGAGTGCTACACCAGGCAGTAAAGTGTTTGTAAGAAAGCAACATGAAACTTGTATAAATGGAGAAAATTTATGACTGATTATTTAGTAAACCCAAAGCATTATAAGTCTGATAAGGGATTGGAATGCATAGACTGCATAGAAGGAGTGGTTCAAGATTTAGTTGGAGTAGAAGCTACTGATACAGGAAACATTATGAAGTACCTGTGGCGTTGGAAAAATAAAGATGGCGTTAATGACCTTAAAAAAGCCAAATGGTATTTAGATCATTTAATTGCCCATGTTGAAAATGATGTAGAAGCATTAAAGACTATGGAAGAAATTTTAATTGATAAACATTTAGACGAACTGCATGACGAAGATTAAAGCAGGAAAAGCTGTGTGCCATGTTTGTGGCAAACCAGCAAAACTGTTTTACAAATTATGGTGGTGTGGCGTATCGTCCAACACTGGTGTTTATAATTTA